TCTCTTATCGCGTTCATTATCTTCTTAATTGTCGGCAGCGTTGGCGAATACTCTTTATCCGAAGCTATCTTGCTAATCGTGCCTCTATGTATCCTCGTTTTCGTAGCGAGCCATTCTTGCGTAATTCCTCTCGAATCAAGCCAGCGTCCTATTCTTGTACGTGGTTTTCCTCCAAATAAACCCATATGAATCTCTCTCCTTATCGATCATTGATACTATCGTTATGGACAAAGACACGAAAAGTTATACGAGTTGACCCGAAAAGTTTTTCAAGTGGACACGTAAACATAGACAATCCGTGCCCATAGGCTATTAACACGAGAGCAACACAAACTTAACTGTTTTAGTTTTCTATTTTGAAAGAGTATCTACTCAGTAGGTTAAGTGCGGTTGTACTAGTAGAAACGTAGTAATAGACGGAAAAAGAAAATCTGTTAAAAAAGAAACGAAGTGGGGAGGAAGGAAGGGGAGCACGAGGGGAAGGAAACCAAATAATACAAAAAAGAAAGCGAGCGAATTGTGTGAAAATTTCAATTAATGGAAAATTCTACGCTGATAGCTATGACCGGATTCACCAAGTAGTCAACGATAATTCCTATGATTCTCTCGGGGATGCTGTCCTATCGAAACTATCGGACTCTATCCACCATTCGGAATGGTATCACTACACACCGCAGAAGTTTGATCTAGTTGAAAATTTCAACCAGGTTCAAGCGATTTGCAACAATAATTTAGACTGCTATATGGATTCATTCAACTGGTCGATTATGAACAAGACGGAGCTGACAGCCGATATTTATAAGTTTATCACTCATCGAGTAGGCGTTATTAGACACGGTTTTACTGATAACTTTTTGCCTAAACACATTGATTTTCATGCGGTTCTCGACTTTATTGACTGGCACTTTATCTTGGATTGCATTTCATGGTTTTTCTAAAAAGGGAGGAATTGAAATGTTCGGAACTGGGATTTTAATTGCTGGCGGTGGTTTTTTAGCAGTTGCTTTACTAGATAAATTAACTGAAGACTGTGGGTTTCCTTGGGTTGGTATTGCTTTAAGAATACTTGTTCCAATTGCAGTTATCGCTATAACTGGCCACTTTTTACAAACGAATATAATCCTAACGAGGTGGATCAAGTGAGTATTTGGGCGAAGTTATCGACTCGCAAGAAGCTTATTAAGGCATTCCGCTCAGCAGACATGTACCTAAAATATAAAACTACCGCTGATACTGAACGTCAAATCCTTCCTAAAATCCACTACGTAAATATCAGCGACTCCTCTACTACTATAACCTTCACGCTACCCAACGGACTAGATCCCAAGCTGCTAAAAAAGAATTACTACGTGTTCGAGCAGTATTTCGGTCAGAATGTCGAGCTCGATGGCGAAGTCAAACGCTTCACATTAACGGTCAATAAAGGAGCGTTGTCGAAAGAGCTTACCTACAATTACGCAACGATAGAACCGGAGCTCGAAGGTCTCGAAATGCCGATTGTATGCGGTAAGGATAGCGCCGGGAACTGGATGGTATATAACGCCATTACCGAGCCGAATTGCCTCATTTCGGGCGAACCTGGCGCTGGTAAGAGCACGCAGCTTCGAAGTATCCTAGCGACTCTCATTCAACGTAAAACACCGGACGAATTGCAGATTTTTCTCGGAGACTTAAAGATGTCGGAATTCTTTTTATTCAAAGACGTTAAGCACGTTAAGTCCGTCTGCGTCTATCCGGAAGACATGGCGCGGATGCTCGATCATATTCACCGCGAATTAAAACGTCGGGGCGAGCTCCTTAATAAGCACCGGGTCACTCACATAACGAAGCTACCGAAAGCCGAGCCGTTTATCCTTCTATGTATCGATGAAATTGTAATGATAATGGACGACAAGGACATGAAGAAGCAAATCGTACAAATTACCTCGCTAGGCAGGGCGCTGGGCATCTACTGCATCCTTTCGCTCCAACGACCGAGCCACGACATACTGGATACGAAGATTCGAAGCCTGTTGACCGTTCGGCAAGGGTTCCGGACCACTGACGCCTCTAACTCGAAGATAATTGGCACGCCAGGCTCGGAGCGCATCAGCAAAGCAACGCCAGGTCGATTCCTTATTAAGCGCGATGAATTGTCGGAGCTGCAGGCGCCCTATTTAACGGAAGACAAAGCCGAGGAGTTACTGGAAGCTTATAGGACGGACGACTGGAAGGATATGTTTGCGAAGTCAACCGGGGCGACGTCGCCTCAAATGGACAGCGAAGAATTAACCGAAAAGGATGTGTTCCTCGATGCCACTGAGTAACCGAGACAAAGCGATCATTCGCGATTTAAATAAATTCCGTGTGATGGATCGCGACTCTATTGCCGAGATTCATTTCGCTGGATTAAAGAATCCGAAGCTGGCAGCTAATAACGTTCTACTGCGCCTCTTACGAGACGGACAGATTCAGCGTTCGACTGCGTTCGTGCCTTACGTTTACTTTGGTCCGGAAGTTCAGATAAAGAAGAACAGCGCCAAGATAGGTCACTTTCTCGCGATACTGGAGGTCTATAAGGAGATGCGGAAGCTGGGGCGGTTGGAGACGTTCCTAGTCGAGCCAAAGTACGGGAAGAAAGGCATTGCGGAGCCTGACATCTTTGCTATGTATCGAAATACGCCATTCTTTATCGAGGTCCAGCGGACGGTCTATTCCGATAAGCAAATGTCCGATAAGATGCAGCGCTATGTTGACCTATTTAATACTGGCGTCATGGCTAAGCCGTTTCCGCGGGTTCTTATCCTTTCGGATCAGCGGTATGCCATTGACGGTGAGTATCCGTTCAAAGTGTTCCAGGCGGAGTCATTTACGCAGTTTAATCAGTCCTTGACGCAAACCAAGTCGGTAAGCCAGCCGCAATCAAGCGGTATAAGAGCGGTCATACAATAAAAAAAGGCGCCTATTTGGCGTCTTCTTTGTTTTCTTCTATATGAAATAAATCCTCTACGGATACCTTAAGCGCTTTGCTGACGGATATTAGTACGTCGATATCGTAACGTGTTTGACTATCGAAACGGCTGATCGTTGGCTCCGTTACTCCTACCAATACCGCTAACTCTTTACCGGTATAGCCACGTTCTTTGCGAATCTCATTCATTCTAGGCTTCGCTGTGTATTTAGCCATTTTTATCTCCTCCGTACTTATTACTAATTACATATTACACATTAGAAATTTTTTTGTCAAATACGCTTGACTTTCTAATTACTAATTAGTAATATAGAGACAAGAGAAGGAGGTGAACAAATGATTCGCAAAATTAAAACAATATATAGCGACAGTGATGATCCGGAGTTCGGGACACTGGAAACGCAAGCCATACTTATAGCACCGGATATGATAATTGAAACGGAAGAAGGTAGCCCGTGGAAATTTCTAATAATTCCGGAAGTGTCTGAAGAGCAAGAGGTCGTCGAAGTGGATAGAGCAAAATGTGGGTATTTCGCTTTAGAGTTTTCGCATATATGGCGCGATGAGGAACTGGAACCGGATTTAAATTTTATCGAAAAAGCTTCGTTTCTTGATTTCATTAGAAAGTACGCAAAATAAAAGCCCGCTCAGTATAGGCGTACTGGCGAGCTCAAAAAAAATATATCGATAAGGGGATTATATCACATGACAAAGAAAATTGTAAATGTTCAGTTTCTATTTGAAGGCACATCTTTACCGAGCGAGAATTTAAAAGGCGTTTTGCTTGCCGATAATCTAGTCTTTGTCTCTAACGACGAAGGTCCCGGAATCTACGAAGTTCAGCCAACGGACGAACTGAATACGTACCTGGTCGACCTTGATAATAACGGTGAAGATTTCTTGCGGAGTCCCGAAATACTCCTTGAATTAATTGTCGGATAATCTACAATAAATAGGGCGCGGCAACGCCTGGCAAATAGTCCGTCTCGATTGCGGCAACGATCGACCGGTAAGACGGGAATATATAAATTCAATCGCTCGACGGCCCTCGGCAAAGGGATAGGCATCTGTCGGGCAAATAACGAATGACTTCTCGTGGAGCAGAACACCTCGGCAAAGGTTATGTTGCACGAGTGGTCATCAGTGAAACGGTTTTCCGGGCACATAGGCGGGCCCCAGGAGAGCCGTCTTTTTATATCTAAATTAGGACCAGGTACTAAGTTTGTATTATCAATTACGAGTATCTAAATGAGAAAGAGTAGCGGAATTCGACCTTATTTCGTTTCGCTTGATTCTACCCGGCAAATAGCGATTTAAGGCGCTACCCCCTACCTTTACCCCTCGGAAGGGATTTCCGCACGAATTTCGACGTGTTTTCACAGGGAAAATGAACGATAGAATCGACGCTAGCCGCTAGGACGTCCGTAGAGGCCCTCAGAGGCGTTTTAAGGCGTGGGGGCTATAATACCCCTCGAACGATGCTAGGTACGCTAATTTGACGGCTAGAACGTCTCGCAGGCGTATAGACGTCCGTATGACTGCGTGGGAGAGCCGTAGAGACGTTTTAAGGGCTTCGGGCTGTCTTAGTATTCGAACGGCTCTAAAGACGCCATATGGGCGCTCTGAGGCGGTCAAAAACGTGTGCGGACGGACAAAGACGGCTGAGGATCGTTATAAATCATTTTTAAAGTGCAGGGATAGGGGTTTCGCTACGCTCAAGCCCCTTTATTAAAGTTGCCGAATCTTTCGTGTCTTCCGGTCTAATTTTGGCCCTTGTCATTTGTGAAAGGGCGCAAAATCAGCCCTACAGCCACAAAAGATTCAGCGTCACAAATCATAAATACCAGTTAAACGCTTATAAACGCCTTAAAACGGCTTAGTTACGCTATAAAGTATCGTTTTTTAAGGATTTATTTTAAAAATGAACCAAAAGTCCTATAAAAAATTCACAATTTACTGTATTGACTTTTAGAGTTATGTATGCTACCCTAAAAAGATTTTGAACTTAAAGAACTTAAGTACTTAATACCTTAAAAGATTTAAAAGCGTTGCAAGAAAAGGTCAAGTAATTGCATTTCGTAAACTCATGCTACGACTAATAATAAAAACCTTTATAACCCTTAAGTGCTTTGCGAAAAAGGAAATAAAGGGCTATATGTATTATTATCGCTGGTCTTAGGGAACGAAAGTAAAGACGTAAGTAAGGTGGCAGCGGTCTTCCCGTACTTTGGGAAGGACGCAAGGTCTTAAAGATATTAAAAGATTAAGTGCATAAGTCCGCTAAAGCGTCCTTACTAAAACTCGTAAACTCGTTTTATAAAACATAGTAAGAAGAAACACGGCATATGATACGCCCGGGTCTGTGGTGCGCGTGCGCGTTGAGTACCTTCAAAACCTTGTCGGAGTAAGGTTGAAAATGTCGAAAAAGGCGTGGTTTTGTTATTTAACGCTGACATCGGACGCTAGCATAGCGTTGTGAGCTCGTAGGAGCCCCGTACAGGCGTTTTAAACGCGTTGGAATACTAAGACAGCCCAAACGCCTTAAAACGCCTATATGGACGTCCTACGCACGCCGCTGACGATAGCATAGCGATTAGACGCGCATATAAGCGCCGTATGGACGTCTGATAGGCGCCAGAGGGTTAAGACAGCCTAGCGCCCTTAGAACGCCTCAGAGGCGCCTCTACGCAAGCCTAACGCCTGGCATCGATTCTATGGTCAATTTTCGCAATGAAAACTCGAGAGAAAACGAAGGGAAATCATTTTCGAGGGTATTCGGTAGGGGTGAATGTTTCGACTTCAATTTCCGCACAATTTTCGGGGAAAACACGCGGGTTACTTATGGGTGAAGTTCAAGTAAATTAGAATCATTCTAATCTAGAAGTTAGGACCAGGTACTAATTTAGAGTTATCCTAATTATTTATTTATATTACTTCATGCTGAAAGGCTTGTCAATTATTTTAAGGAGGAATCGGAATGAAAAATCAGATTGAAGCGCTGCAAAACGAGGGGTCCGAGGGTATTATCGAAATCATTAAGGAAAGGGTCCACAATATCAACTACTTGCAAAAGGCAGAACGCGATGATTCTATCGATTATATTTGCGTAAAGGTAAAGGCTCAGATATCGCCAATGCTCCGACTAGCGAGGGAAATTCGTCGCGGATATTATCCGAAATGGGTGGAATTCCAAGAACTGCTCGAATATTTCGGGGTGAAAGACGTTCTGACGCGAGAAAACAACTATTCGCCGATGCCGGAGGATGTTTTTAATCACTGGGAGTCAGAGAAATCGTTAAGACTTGAGGATTTAATCTTCTTTTTTAACGAATTGCATAAAATCGAGGATGACGAAACGGAAAAGATCTTCGAAATGGCTTTCGAGGACTGGGCACGTCCGGCTCTTATTTACGCGCTCAATAAAGCTGACACTTCGAAATCAGAAAAAGAGATCGTAACATACGTTTGTAAGGCTTTTTACACGAAATATATTGAAATCCGGGCAAAGTCGCAGGGAATGAATCGTATTCGAAGGAATGGAGCCTGGCATTATTATTACGTAAAAGACATCAACGACTTCGATTTTGAGTATGACGATGTTATGAAGGTAATTTTTCACGGTGAAAGGTATCAAAATTACAAAGAATTGGCGCAAATGGTTAAATTATTAACTAAAAATCAAAGAAAACTCCTTATTCAATTGCACAATTATGTAAGGGAAGACGTTTCGAAACTGACGACCACTCAATTTTATGAAAAATACCCCCACGAAAAGATGAGTTATAGGAAAACTGCCGAAGAATTAGGGTATCCATACCATGCTTTCGTTAAAAATATAGAGAGAATGAAGCAAAGAATTGTCTAATATTAACCTATACCTAAGGTATAGCGAGAAGAAGAATATCTGTCAATAATAAATATTTTAAATGACTTCGTGCCGTGTGCCTAACGGTGTGAGGTCTTTTTTAATTTCAAATAGGGGGAGTGAATATGGGCGAGGAATTGACTGTAAACGAATATTACGGAAATAACTACTGCGGATCACGTCAAGCGAAATATTACGAAGCTACTCGCACGATTGTATACGAGCCTGAGCCAGAGTATGAATTCGATGAAGAAGATACGCAAGCGAACGAGGAGAACGAGGTGGAAGACGAGGATGATGAACGATAAGACAGAAGTCCAAGCGCTTATAAGCTATTTACAAACGCTTATCGAGGTAAGCAAGAGCACGGACATTCGTGTTTTCGCAGAAATGAAGCGCACTATTGCGCGGTTAGAAACGCTATTAAATAACCAATAACGGAGGAATGAACGAATGGAACGAAAGATTGATTTAAAAAAGGAACTTGAACTTTTGTTGGCCGATATAAAGCGACTTAATAGCAAAATGGATGTTGCGTTATACGGAGGTGCTGACCGATGAGTGAGACTCGCCAGTGTAGAATCTGCCAGGACGTTAAACGACTTGACCAATTCGAGATAGATCGACGTTATAAAGCGGGCCATTATACGACGCGTTGTCGCCAATGCAAGTACAATTCCGCCAGTGTCGCAAATCGCGCTTGGCATCATTTAAAAGAGAGAGCCGCTAAGGAAGGTCGCGCGCTTGAAGTCAGCCAGGAAGAAATCGAGAAGCTTTTCTTGACTTTTGAATCGTGTATTTATTGTGGCGTTCATCAAAAGGACGTCGACGAAGTGTTTCAAGTGGATCATTTAATCGCCAGGTCACTTGGTGGAACGGACGTACTCGCGAATCTAATCTGCAGCTGTGCCCGATGTAACCGCATGAAAGGCGCTAAAACAGTCGCCCAATTCTTCTTTGAAAACAGAGAGCGCATCAGCGACGCAAATTTCACGCTTTTGGCACACTACGTGGCTATTACGTCAGGACAGCCGGTCGAATCAGTAATTTTCGATATGGCGAACCAGTACGCTCTATACCTGTTTCGTAAAGAACGTGAGGTGGCCACTAAATGATATACAGCGATCGCCAGTATGAAATCCACAAGCTAAGCAACAGCGCTCGATACAAAATGATTGCGGAAATATATAAAGAGGACGGTCGCATGGTAGCGGCCTTATTTGAGTTTACGGAGGATTTGAAATGTATGGGGAACACGATCAAATAGACGAGTTTATAGGCTTTGTTATCGCATTCGTCGAGGGTTACACGAATTTTAAAACATACGAAAATATGAGCGAGGAGAAGCGGACCAAGTATATCGAGAAGTTAGTTCTGCTAATAACCTTTGAGACGTCACCACGTAAGAATTACGATATCTCGATGGCAACTGTCCGATTATGGGTTCGCGATATCTTAGAAGCTCGGAGGGTGAAAGTCGATGAAGACTTGTAAGAAATGCGATGAAAAGCTTAATAAAAGTAGCAAATTAGCCAAGTATTGTGATGATTGCCTGGCGTCAATTGATTTAGAAAAGGAACGTGCAATGGATCAGAAGCAACGACGGTCGAGAAAGAGGGATTAGATAGATGGGACGACGTAATGCAATGGACACACGGCTGCAGTCGTTTAGTAAGCAGTGGGATAAACGGAAATATGAGCGAAAACTTCGGGCGGATTTCCAGGACGATACAAAGGATTGGGCGAGTCACCTTTTAGACCGCTTGCAAAAGGGGCGGAAGGATGAGTCATGAGGAAAAAACAACAGGCGTTTACCTTACGATATATAAAAGGGAACTTGACCTTTTTAGCGGATGGAGCGTCGGTTGTGAGTTAAAAAGGGGAGATATTACTTATTTCATCTATTCATTATTCCTTCCGTTATCCGATTTTAAAAATAAGACCGATGTTTTGCGCTATATGATAACTACCGTATTAAACGAAATTGACGATAAAGAAGATTTAATACTATTTTATTCGCCTCTCGACCATTTTTATAAGATTGATAACTTGCATGAAATGGCTGAGCCGTATAAAAAAGGGCGTAATGTCCGTTTTTTTAGACGATGGTACTTACCAATCACTACCATTGAGTTAGAATTCAATGCTTTTGAAAGAGGAAACTCAATTACAGAGCGCTTATAGGAGGTATATACACATGACAAAACGTAAGAGAGAACCCATTAAAGCGATGGTCGTTGCCATCCATGACTTACTACCTGTAGAAGTGCAGACTGCTCTTTACTACATGACCATTAAGACGAAAAACAAAAAAGGGGAGAAATTAAATGGCTAAAATTGAGAAGGTTAGAGATTTGGTAACTAAGGCGCAGCAGCTTCAGGACGACACAACGAGAGCCTACAGGCTTTTCCAGGACGATTTCAGAAAGGAACAATCTGATATCAAGAATAACGAAGAGTACAGCGCCAAAGGAAAACAGAAATTAGTCGATTCGTTAAAGAACCGCTCAACAATCGAGTTCCTAAAAGGTGCTCGTCAGCAGCAAACGGCGTTCAAAGGCTTTTTGAAAGACGCAAAAAAGGAAGCTGAAGCGATTATTCACGCTAAATCCCCTGCAGTTGATGCTGAAAAGATGGATAGGTTTATTAAGAGATTCAAAGAGGTTAAAACGGAAATCGTACTCGCATCTTCTCCACGTCGCGGCAAGGAAATACTTCAAGAATTCCTCGGAAGTATTGATGAGCCAGGTCTGGCAGTCGTTGTTAAGGAGGAGTATGGCGACGTAATTAAGCCGATTTTAGCTGAAGCAGGTGCGGATGCAGCGAAGTTCAAACACGACCTAATGGGTTCATTTGAAGGATTGAAGATTCGGTCTATGGACCCGGAGGCTCTGGAAGCAATTAATCTAGCGGAATATGCAGACGCGGCAATGAACACCAAGTTTTATAATCCGATAGTGGAGCAGAATGTGCAGCAAAATCTCGGCAAACTGGCGCATATGTACATGTACAATCCGGATGAATACTTCGAGACATTCCCGGAAGATGAGAAACCGGCATCGCCATTCCCATCTGTCGAAGAAATCATGGAAAAAGAAGCAGCGAAAGAACTTTAATTAAAAGGAGACGATAAAAAATGGCGAAAATTCAACGGAATACAATCAAAGGTACAGGTAACGGAACGGTAAGTACGGGAGGTTTCCCGTATGTGCATATTACGTCCGATTCTCTTTTAACTGTCGAGTATACATTAAACGGAAGAAGTTACTCGGTGGGACAAGGAAAACTAATTCTGCCTCCTGGTGTCACGCAATTAAAGGTAATTGCAGGGGGGGCTTGGGTAGCGTTCTTACAAGACAGCGTCCCAGCCGTTAACCAGTCGGAAATCCATTTCGTGATTACTGATTCCCGTAAACTACTTATCGAAGGTGACGACAATATTGTTTTCCGTGGTCAAGACGTTGATCCAGCAACCGTCAGCATTGCCGGAATTAAGGACGATATCGAACAGCTAAGCAAACAATACCTGACCGCATTATGGAGCGGAACGGTAACGGACGCAGCGAAGTATTGCAAACTGAAAACCGCAGTATTAGCAAGATACGCCAACTAAACTAAGGCGTTTTTATTTTGCCCCGTTTGGACCACTCGGAACGACCATGACCGAAGTGGGAGGGATTTTGGTCCTCCTAATTGGCGCTCTTCGGAGCGTCCTTTTTATTACGCGGAACCCTAACCGCCAGAAATGCGGGAGCCAGTCGAACCGACCTTACAAATAAACGAAAAGGGATGATGAAAATTGAAACGTTACTTAGATGAAAAAGAGTCGGAAAATGCCGGCTATGCAGTCGGTATTCTTATCGGCCTATCAGAGCGCTTACTGAGCGGAAATATAGATTTTACGCACGAGGAAATCGAGAAGTTAGTCAAGGCTAGCGAAATATTTAACGAGTATTCACTCGAGGAGCAAATCGAATTGATACAACTCGGAATTAAGGACTTAGTAAAGGAGAGTGCTGAATAATGGATGTCGGGCGCATAAGAGCAACTTTAGAGCTCAACTCTCAAAATTTCAACAGAAACCTGGACGCAGCACGAACTCGACTGGAGCAAACGGGAAGGACAGCCCACCAAACTAGCAAGGGTATTGACAAGCTTTCAAATGTTTTTCTTGCCACTTCCGGTGCCTTGGCGGTAGGCGTTGGCGCAGCCGTCAAAACAGGTATGGATTTTGAGGCCCAGATGTCCCGCGTCAAAAGTATTTCTTCGGCCACAGATAGCGAATTCCAGGCGCTTAAGAAATCCGCAATGGACTTGGGAGCCTCCACGAGTAAATCTGCGTCAGAAGTAGCGATAGGATTCGAACGGATGGCAGCAAAAGGTATGAGTGTTAACGATATTATCGGCGCAATGCCAGGCGTAATCGCTGCCGCGGAAGCATCCGGATCAGATATGGCGCAAACTGCCGACGTTATGTCTTCAGCGTTAAACATTTTCAGTTTAAAGGCGTCCGAAGCATCTCGCGTAAGTGATATCCTTGCAAAAACGGCCAATATTTCAAGTGCCGACCTAACGGATATGCAGTACGCGCTTAAATATGCCGGACCACCAGCGGCAGCGTTAGGGGTCAGCCTGGAGGAGTTAGCTGGGTCCATTGGAATTATGACCGATTCGGGGATGGCTGGAGAGCAAGCTTCGACTACGTTACGATCAGCGCTACTTTCCCTTTTAAATCCATCGGAAAAGAATTCGAAGCTAATGGGAAAAATGGGGATCGCAGTAGCTGATGCGAAAGGAAATTTTGTTGGTTTGTCGCCACTCATTAAAAACCTCTCCGATTCCATGAAAGGTCAAACGGAAACTCAGAAAGCAGCAACATTAGCGGCCTTGGTGGGGACAGAAAGCGTGAGTGGCATGTTATCTTTGATGGCGGCTGGACCTGCGAAGATTGATAAAATGACCGAAGCTATTAAAAACAGCGCTGGCTCATCTGCAGAAGCTGCCAAGATAATGAAGGACAACTTGAAGGGTAGCATTGACCAACTTCAAGGAAGCTTAGAGACAATTGGGATCACACTTTCAGAAGATGCATTACCTCTGCTTAGCGACTTTGCTAAAGAAATTGCCAACGTTCTATCATCGATGGATTCCGTTGACATGGCGAATTTGAAGGCGGGCTTAAGTTTTGCAGGAGTGGCATCTGGTATCGGTCTTGCCGGTACTTCGCTCGCGAAACTAGGAATAGCAGCACGAGGTCTCTTCTTGGCTATGGGCGGTCCAGTCACACTCACAATCGGAGCGCTTGCGTTACTTGGAGGGTCTATCGCGGCAGCAGTAGTTAAAAATAAAGAGATGGAAAAAGCTAGGTTGGACAATATTTCAGCCGGATTCAAGGAAGTGCGTTCGTTAGACGCCACAGTTAAGGCATACGACGTACTCAAACACAAATCGGCGCTAACAAACGATGAATTCGGCCGTTACCTTGACCTTCAAGCGGAACTAAAAAGCACGAGCGATCCGAAGGCTATTTCGAGTATAAAAGACGAAATGGAACGCCTTAGGGAAAAGTCGGGGCTGTCGAACGATGAGCTAAATAAGATGGTCGGGCTAAATAAGGATATTGTTGATAAGACGCCTGAAGTGACGAAAGCAATAAGCGCACAGGGGCAGGCTTACGTTGATAATACGAAAGCCGTAAAGGACTTCAACAAGGCAAAACTAGATTCTCTTTATAAAGACTTAGATTTAGAACGTATTAAAAACGAGACTAAATATAAAGACTTGGTCAAAGAAGAAAAAGACCTCATTAAAGAGATAAAAAATGATAATGGCGAGCTTAAAACGCTTACGCAAGAACGTGACGGTGCCCAAAAGTTAGCTACCGAGAGCTATAATAAATATAATGATATGTTAAAAGAAAGCTCGAAGTACAGTGAGGCAGAACTCGAAACTGCACATCAGACATATGCAACGAATCAACAGGCTGCTGACACATACCAAAAGCAACTGGAAACGAAAGCTAAATCACTTCAAAAAAGCAAAGATGAGTTAGCAACCACACAAAAGAATAAAGCAAAATTAGATGAAATTAACCAAAAAATGGCGCAAATCGTATTACAGCAAGCAGGACTCAACTCGAAAAAGGGCCAGGAAATGCAGGCAGTAGACGGAGTTATCTCCAAACTAAAAGCGCAGAAGAAAGCATTATACGATAACACAACACCTGCAGAACGTAATACCGTAGAATTTAAAAACTCAGCTAGCGCAATCGACGCGCAAATCGGAAAGCTGGGAACTGTCAAAGCGAAGATTGCAGAAATTACGGGCGACGCTGGAGCGATGAACGACGCGCTTCGAGCGGAAGTAAATAAGTACATCAATGTATACGTCCAGGAGCAAACCACGCGTAACAAAAATATGCCCGCAGCTCAGCTAAACAAACAAAGATACCACACCGGAGGCATCATCGGTCAAATGCCGAAATTGCATACTGGTGGATTAGCTGCTCAGTTCGCCAATGCTCCGTCTCATAACGAGATTGACGTTAGGCTCTTAAGAAATGAGATGGTCCTCACCGAAGCCCAGCAAAGCAACCTTATGCGCATGATTGACGCTGGAGTGACTGGCGGATCAATCAATCCGGATGGAATTACGAAGGCAGACCTCGATAGATTTACTCGCGCACTGGAAGCATCATCAAACCGTCCTGTAGACCTTAGTATTGACGGATACACTTTCGCTAAAGCAACTTATAAGGAAATCGATAGGTTTCAAGCGAGGGATTTAAGAAGCCAAATGCGTGCACGTGGAGAATAATTATAGGCCGGTCCCTTCGTGGGCTGGCTCTTTTTTTTGTGCCTAAAAACGCATAGTGACGCAATATAACGCTAACTGACGCTGGAAAATATTTACTGATTATATGAATCTTTTGTAGTAGACTAGACGTAAAGATTAATAGGAGGGGTTACATATGTTGGCGAAAGTAAACGAGTTAAATAGAAATGTCATTATTTTATTATCGGTGGGAATTATCGCAATTGCTTCGGTTGTTATTACGTTGATAGCTACGAGTGCCTCAACGAAAAGCAGCGCTGAATCTCTCGAGGAATTCCAGGCGAATTTTATTTCGGAGTATGGCGTAAAGCCTCACGTCACACTCTCGTTCACCGCTGAATCAGAGGAAAACGCTAAGAATATAGCGGGGGATTTTTCGAAGGTGTTGAAATTAGGGAAAGTAGAAAATGCGCTTACGAAGGACTATAAAGGTAATCCGTTCTATATCACTCGAAACAAGGACGAATCTTATTGGGTTCATGCGTCGTATAAAGAATAGCCGCCAATGCGACGGCTTTTTTTTGTTGCAGAAACGCTCTCAGGCGTAATTATCTCTTGTCTTGTGGACTATGACGCATCAAGTCGCATAGAATGTCCGTTTACAACACGCCTGAAATCGTTAAAAAACGCATGGCGTTTCCGTAATCTAATGCAGGAATACCGGTCGATAATGTATAATAAGTAATTATAGCGTTATGATGGGTGGTGTTATGATGGCTAAAAACGCATATACAACGAAGCAAGTCGCTGATAATCTCGGCATTGTTACGTCTACTTTGCGCAAATGGTGCCTGATGATCGAAAGCGAAGAGCTCGGCAATTACAAAATCGAGCGGAATGCAAAGGACCAACGCGTTTTCTACGATTACGACGTGCTGGCGCTCCGGGAGATAAAAAGGCTTACAACTGAGGATGGAATAACGCTAGAGAACGCGGTGAAATCCACTAGCGACAAGCTCCGGAAGCAAAAGGAAATAGCGGATAGCGTTATGGAGGAAGAGGCGGCAATTTCGGAAACACCTGCCGACATGTCGCGTTATGAAGAGAAAATAGACGAGCTACTGGAAAGATTCGACCAACAGGAACGATTTAACCGGGAGCTCGTATCGAAACTAGATGAGCAGCAACGTTACATAAACGAGAGCCTTATAAAGCGCGATCAGCAGTTAATGGCGGCAATTCGTGAGATGCAGGAAACGAAGAGATTAATAGCGGCAGCTGAGGAAGCAAAGCCGGAGCCGAAAAAGGGATTCTTTGCGAGACTATTCGGAAAGTAGTTCTTGTCAGCGCTAATAAACAAGTAGTATGATAGAGACAACTAAATAGTCCGGAAAATGAAAAAGAGCCTAAGCTGTATAAGTGGAGTTGGCGCTCCCTTATACCGTCCGTCGTACTCGTACTACGACAAACACTTGCTCAGACACTTTTAATTATTAATCTTATGCTTTTATTTTACGGTATAGGACTAACAATTTCAAGAGGAAAAGTCTGTCTACTTTTGTAGAGCGTTGTTTGTCGTGTTAATCTCGCGATAGGCAGCGCTCTTTTCGTTCCGCAAAAGGAGACCGACACAATGAAACGAATTGAAATCATCGCCAATGAAACTGCATTTAGCAAGCTAGCAACCTTCGAAAATATCGACCAGCTTAACGAAACAGTCCGCCGTTATAAAGACATGATTGCCGGCATGAATCTGCGCCAGGATCTCAAGCGAAACTTGCTGACCGTCCTCGAATATATTAAGCGCCATTCCTGCCGATTCTTTGGCGTTTCGTGGAAGGGTAAGCGCAAGATAGCCGTTGACCTTAGCATGAGCGATAAAACAATAACACGCCTATGTCAGCGCCTGGAATCGCTTGGCATCGTTAAACAGTGCGCAATGAAACGGTCCAGCGACATGCAGCAAACGTCTAATGCTATCGTCATTCAGCCGGTCGTTGAAGAAAATGTCCGACAAGAGCCCGCGAAAATGTCCGACCAAGAAAACAATATCTCTTTAAAACAAGAGCCTTATATACATAATACGTATCTAGCTTCGCCATACGTTAAATTTAAAACATACGTCAGCAATTTCGTTAATGATCCGAAGCTAACGAGCAAGCTTTACGGGATATACTTAGCTCAGACGCATTATATCCGCGATATCTATGAAGCTACCGACCTATTGAATATCGGAATACAGGCGATTAAGACTACGCTACAAGCGACTAAGCGGAAGAGGCTGCGTAACATTGCCGGCTACTATCACGGAACATTAGACCGGATGCTGGACGGATTGTATGCGGACTTAATGGCGGAGTAGTCGGGGTACATTACGCATATACCTACCGGGGGTATATTATAGAAGAAACTCGGAATGATTACGATTTAGTGCGTAATGTTATGTAAGCCGCATATAATAACGATAGGGCTCCGCATCAACACGAAGCGCCTGGGGCGGACCGGCCTCTCGACATCAGGGGGTCGGATAGTATACCGGAGATATGTACCGGAAGTATGCAGGATTCTATGCACGGACTAACGGTGGCCAGCTACGTAGCAATGCGGGTTGAAGCGATGCATAAACCAAACGCAAGACTTATCGATCATCTAACGTCAACGAATCGCTTCATATCAACGTTTGAGTCGTTCGTTCAGTGTTACATAATACGATTCTGTTACACTCATTATACATAAACGTGAATATCATATACAATCGGAATCATTACGATTTAATTCCGAGTAAAAAGGTCGGAATCCCCAAGCCACGTCAAAAAAAGCTGGCGTTTAAGTGTTTTAAATCGGCGTAGTATTTTTGCACCTCGATAGGTCGCTAAAAATTTTCGCAATGAAATTTGAACTCGTGGTGTCAGCGCAATAAAAAAGACCGAAGCCTAAACTTCGATCATCAGGTATGCATCGCTAATCTCTTCGTCAGTGATTCCGATATAGGCCAGCGTTATCTCTGGCGAGCTGTGCCCGAATATTGCCATTATACGCGTTATGTCAACGCCCTTTGAATGGAGCTGATAGCCGAACGTCTTCCGCAAGCTATGACAGCCAATCGAGCCGATTTTATCGAGAATACCAGCGCGTTTTGCAGCGTCATTTAAGATACGGTAAGCCTGAACGCGACTAATCGCTTTATTACCGCCCTGGCGCGACTTGAATACGTAATCACTATCCGCACCTTCTAGCTTCGCAATCTCTTCTCTTACCGCAACGCTTAGCGTTATTTTGCGTTTCTTCTTTGTTTTCTCTTCGCCAATCATAAAGGAATCCTTACCGCGCAAGTCTCCGAGTCTAAGCGTTAGTAAATCCGAGATCCTTAATCCGAATGACACGCCCATGATAAACATTAAGCGATTTCGGTCTGATAACGCCTTTTTCATTGCTGCAATGTCCTTAGCTTCGCGAATTGGTTCGACCTTATTCATTTCGTTTGCCTCCGTTCAGTGTAACTTATTTTTATTTATGTTACACTCATTATAACGGAAGAATTACCCAGCGTCAATCATAAATCGAAAAAATCATCCGGTCTAGCAGCTGGATCTACTTCTCTTATCGCGTTCATTATCTTCTTAATTGTCGGCAGCGTTGGCGAATACTCTTTATCCGAAGCTATCTTGCTAATCGTGCCTCTATGTATCCTCGTTTTCGTAGCGAGCCATTCTTGCGTAATTC